CCATTTACGACATCAAGATAGACGTTCCCGATGCAGGTCCGCTTACGCCCAAAATAAGCTTAACCTACAATAGTCAGTCTGCGGGGTATGGTCTGGCTGGGTATGGCGTGAACATCAGCGGTATTTCGGTAATCACTCGCGGGAATAAGGACCTCTTTCATGAATATAACGTGGATTATCCTCAGTATTGAGGTTAAGTCCCAGTAAAGTTAATATCGCCTGGTCACCTAAAGATGTTAGTACTTTGTCAAAATGGTAGAGATCTTTTAACTCTAATTTTGACCATTCTAACTGTTCATAGATGGCTTTGGTGACATAGATGACAGGTTGGAAAGGATGATCCTTCCCGCGTGCATAAGTCATCTTTTCCTCTCCTATTTATATCGTGTAAAAATATAAGCTATCATAAGCATGTGTGTTTTATTTTACACGTAGATGATCGTAGTACTCTACCCTGTTTGCACAGGGATAGAGCGTATCTTATTAGTGGGTCAAGAGGTATGACCTCATAGTTTTTCTTAAAAAGAGTATCATCGATGAACACTAAACTGTTACTGACCAAATGTTTTACATTACTTATCAGAGAGAACCAGATCGATAAGATCAATGTCTCTAATAAGGACTTTGTTTTAAATATCCTTAAGAACATTGATATCCCAGAGACACAAGCATTCACATCAGAGCATCGTAAACTACAAGGGATACGAGATCTGATCATCCAGATGGCTCGCACAGGAGAAGATGCACACTTTGATGAAGTATCGATCATGACAGATCTAAAAGTGGTCTGTGAGGATGATGAGTCTTTATTTAACACCATCCAAGAAGCTGTCGTGTACCCCTACGAGAAAGATCAGCTTAATCACGTGGTGTTTTCATTAAGAAGAGATCTCACCAATGCCTTAAAGGAAGATGAGATCAAATCTATCTTATCAAAAGCATCCGCGACGATTAAATATAAGCAGCATGAGATAAAAGACATGCATAAGTTCGTCGGTGGTATCGTCTCTGAACTTACGCCTTACTTTGAATCCATGTCAGAAGACATGCGTAAAGATCCTGCAGTCACTGCAGAAGTAGACTTCATCAGTGGGGATGGATTATTAGACGTGCTAAGAGAAGTGAGAGATGAAGCTAAAGGAGAGTCTATCATCAAGACACCTTGGCAAGGATTAAACAAAATGACCCGTGGAGGACTCAGACGTGGTCAGACCACAGTAGTCGCTGCACTACAACACCATGGTAAATCCTTAGTCTGTTTGTCTTTATGTCTGGGAGCCTGTATCTACAATAAAGCAGAAGAAACACTTACAGATAAAGAAAAGAAAGCATTGATCCTTTATATCTCTTTAGAAAACGAGATGACCTTAACTACTGCTAACGTCATGATGCTTTTAAAAGGCAATCTTGATAATGAAGCTTTTGGCGATGAAGACTTTGCTAAACTACAGGTCAATAAAGGTGGTACAGAATACCTTGCGAGAAGACTCAATGAGAATGGTTATGTCTTTAAATCTATCCGGGTAAACCCATCAGAGTGGACATATCTAGATCTCTTCAACAAGATCAACATGTACGAAGCAGAAGGATACGAGATCCATCTCTGCTGTGTAGACTATCTGTGTATGTTGCCTTTAACAGGATGCTCTGGTGGCAATGATGCAGACAGATATCAAGATCTATTCAACAGAACTCGCAACTTCTTCGCTAAGAAGAAGATCGCGTTCTTAACACCACACCAGCTCTCTAGTGAAGCCAATGATCTCCATCGCATGGGTAAGAAAGATCTTGCGATCATGGTTCGTGATGGTAACTACTATGCGAAAAGTAAAGGTATCGGTCGTGAAGTAGACTTGGAGTTATTCTTATATAAGGTCAATGAGTCTGGCACGACGTATATGTGTGTAGCACGGGGTAAACATCGGGTCTCTGGTCAGACCCCTGAGGAGTATCTGGATTTTGTATTACCATTTGCTGATATCGGTGGTATCCGTTGGGACTATGGTCAAGAAGATACGACATTGAAGAAAGTCGGACAGAAGCGCAATGCTTCTGGTACGATAGAAGAACCCTTCTGGGACTAATGTCCTAAGAAGGGTCACGAAGTCAACCCTTCTGGGATTAAGCCAGAAGGGTCGCGTAGCTACTAAGCGTAGCCAACCATTTTGGGACTAAACAAAATAGACGTCATACAACCATTATTCCTAGGTACACCACTATCGGTGTACCTAGGATCTATGCCGTATAGGCTTTCATCGTGATATTCGTGTTTTCTTATGAATCTTGGACTATCCAACATATATACAGGTACAGAAAACATGAATGCTATCCAACATGCAATCAATAGAGCGACGAGAGAAATCCCTCGGCCGATACTCGAAAATACCTTCATCGACAGAAGCTATATGCAAAGAGCTTCTCCGAAATCCTTAGAACAAAGGATCAAAGAAGAAGTCATCTTGAAGTTTGTCCTTCAAGATCTCAATGTCACCAATGGTGTATATTCCTATATCCCACTAGCCTATGCCAAACAAGTCTACTCTGATCAGAATACTTTTACTTACTATATCCCGAAAGAGCTCACTGGTGGTCGTGCTATCACCACAGTGATCTCGATCAACTACCAGCCTTATCGATTAAATAACGTTTCTTATGGATACCAGACCCAATGTCAGAACACGATGTTAAATCGTGCAACGGATTATCTACTAAACTCTATCTCTGATCCCCAGGTAGCAGAGTCTACTAGAGTAGATCTGGTTGGTGAGAATACGATATTAGTCCATGATAGTCCGATGACCCCAGCAGTTGGAACATTGGTATGCATCTTAGAAAACGATGATGAGTTATCCACCATCAGACCGAGACTGATCCCTGAGTTTACTAAGCTGATTATCTTAGCGATCAAAGCTTATATCTACAATGAACAAGTGTTACTAGTAGACAAAGCACAACTCTACTCAGGACATGAACTCGGTAAATACAGAGAGATTATTGAGTCTTATAGTGACTGCATGGAACAATACCAGACGATGTTAGATGAGAAGATCGGGAAATTGTTCTATATGAATAGCAAAGAAAACATGACCAGACATGTAAGATTCATGCTAGGAGGGAGGAGATGAATACTTCTTTTTACTTGAAAAGGTTCACATGAGTGATATATTTAACTTAAAAGAGATCCATGAAGACATGGATAACGAAACTTTGGTGAATAACACTGAAGTACTACTGATCGCTTGTTACAAGATCTTCATCACGACAATCGATGAACTGATCGCTTATGTCCCTTCTACTGAAGTAGAAGTGATCAAGCCACTACTGACAGAGATCAGACTACACAAACACGCCACAACTGGCATGTTAAGAAGATATCGTCAAGTACCACTAGATCGAGCTAACACGATAGACTTCATCTGTAAACATCGCAGAAAAGCCATCGAGTTATTTACCTCGATGGCGGAAGTTGCTTTTTATGCCAGGATCAGTAAAGAATCGATCAAGATCATCCAAGATAAGACAGATGAGTTAGTGACTGTCTTATCGAATTTCTCTATCTAAGGAGTGTGACATGATAGAAAAAGAATACACCGATAACACCAGTAGACTTCCTGATAATGAATACGTCTCGATGTATGATCAAGCTTTAGCGCAACTCGGCGAAAGAAAGATCAAGATCGTAGGTTCTTTGTCAGAGACGATCGCAGGTCTTTTAAATGATGTCTATCATGACAGATCTGAAGCTATCGCTAAAAGAACATCGTTCACAACAGAAAGTGAAGATACTGTCGGTATCGATGTCCCTGATGAGGACATAGCACAACGGATAGTCGCTGACATCTTAGAGAAAGATCAAGATGCGACGATTCATGTCGTCAAAGATGAAGAAGTGAGCCTCGATACATTCGATCATTTAAAAGAAGATGCCATCATGAATGGTGAGAACTTATACTTGATCACGATCGATAGTGATAGTAAAAATGATCTTCCTCTAAACCAAGAAGGGATACGTGTCACCATGGAGGACTATGTCCTTAAGTATAAAGGTCACGTCTATCGTGGCCACATCAGAACCAGAGATGGGAGTGATGATGAATGAGCCAAGGTCTATCAAAGAGGTCTTTGATCTTGCTTGCAAGCACTTAGTGGTTGATGAACGATTAGTGCATAAGCTGGAAGTCATGAAGACATCCTTTATCACCAAGAACCGTGATCATGCACAGTTCTTTGGTGGTAATCTCATTGGTTGTTATAATGTCAAGTTTACCCCTATCGACAGAGAGAGGATATTTCACGATATCTTAGGTATCGATGAGAAAGATGTCTCTAAGGGATGTGATAAACTCATCCCGAAGAAATACTATCAGGTTGCGGGAGATCCTTGCAACCTGGCATTGGTTTATATTGCGCATGTGATATTGATCTCATCTCTCTCTGATAGATTAAAAGAAAATGGCGCAGCGATTGCATTAGAGTTACTGCAATACAAGTTCATCACCTCACGTATGTGGGTACATTGGCAATATCAATGTTCAGTAGGTGAAGCAGAAGCAACACTTGCAGCGCTTAATAACAAGTTTGCTATCAAGCAGAAAGGTTCATGGGGTAAACTCTTCAGAGATAGAGCACTAGACATTATCTATCATCTCCACAGCAACACCTTAAAGACGATGTCACCAGACATCTCTTCTAAAGGTAAAGAAGCAGCATCTGTTGCATACATCATCACAGATACGCAAACACGTATCCGTAGTATGCTCGTTAACATCTATGGTATCTTTATCAATATCCACAACCAAGGTAAGAAGATAAGTGGTGATAGTAAGCTTGCTCTTTTTGATGGTGAAGTAGAGCTTAAAGATGATATCAATATCAAGAACAAGTACAGCAGTTACTTGTTCGATATCTTAAAAGACAGAAATAGTCTTATCAAAGACCAGTTGATCGATATCATCAGTAGTGCTGTACCTGTCATGAACCCTACTACCTTGATCAAAGTCCTGGAGTATATCCCCAAAGAGATCTCCAAGAATAAGAAGATGACGCAATGGGTCGATGATATCATCGAACATGCGTTTAGCTATCTTGGACAGGATATCAATAGACATCGGGATGATCTTGGGTACTTGTTAAGCCGCATGAAAGGGATCTATACGAGCTCTAGATCACAGGACCCTTTATTGATCCGTATCAGACAGGATACTGAGAAACTCGTCAAACATGCTGCACAAGTGAAAACTCCAGCACAGATTGCGGCAGTTAGGACAGGATTATTGATGTACTTGCTGCTAAGAGCATTTACCATGAGTTACTTTAGCAAGTGACGTAAAAAAAAAAGACTACGCGGCATAGCACCCTAGTAGTACCTATCAATGGTACTACTAGGGGATAAAGGAATTTAAAGATGATAACAATACAAAAGGAATACTTCCATGACTACAGCAAATTATTTTTTAACTGTCACCACCATTGACATCATCACAGTAGCCTACTATTTACTACTCTACAAAGTCAACATCAAACAATCCTACAAATTACTACTTGCAATGGTTCCCTTTATCCTGGTGATCACTTGGATCACAGGACATGTTGCAGATACTGAGACTACTTTGATCACCTTACATGGGATCAAAGTACTTTACTTTGCTACCGTAGTATTTGGTCTTGCTTTAACAAGACAACAGAAATGAGTATTCACCTCAGTAGTACCGTTGGTAGGTACTACTGAGGATATATGCCGTCTAGATAAACCTAACGGAAATCTAGTCGTAACGTCTAGACTTTCTCTTATCTTTAGCTTGCAGTATAAGCTGCTCTATCGAGAATACCTCATGGTCTTCTAATATCAGCTTCTTATTGAGGTTACGTAGCTCTTGTTCGATCTTAAGTCCGATGTAGTAGTCTCTGTTATTCTGCAGCTCATCATAGAGCTGGATCATCTTCTCTCGAATCTTTCTTTGCTCGTACTTCTGTACTTGCTCTTCGTAAGGGATCTCTTCTATGGGTTTCTCAGCGATACGAGAGTAGATCTCGTAAGGTGTGATACCATAAGACTCTAATGATTTCCCCTCACTCATCACCCAGTGTGTCAGAAGCCAAGCGATGACCATGTCATCATGACCATAGTCATCGTGATCGATCCTGTTGTTCTTGATGACCAGACCTAGGATCTGATCAGCTAAAACGATATCGTGTATCTTGTCTTTAGCGATAGAGATAGCTTTTCTAAATACTCCACCATACAAAGACTCTCTTGAATAAAGACCAGCACCAGAGGTCGGATAACCAAAGTACTTCTTGTACTTGTTGATGATATCTTCTCTTTTACCATAGCGCATGGCTTCTTCGTAGTACTCTTTATTGACATCACTCTCGTATCTTTCATTGACGATACGGTTGAAGAGTCTGGTGAAAGGGTTGATACTGTTTGCAGGAAGAGCTATCAGTAAGTAGTTTAGAAGTCCAACACCAGTAGACCTTGCTTCGATGATGACAGTAAGGTTGGTGTACTTCAAGATAAAAGACTCAATGAACTTACCAAAGACAAAGATGTTAGTGTAGTTATAGTTACCACAACCAATGACTTTACCGGTTTTCACATCGGAGATGACGACCGCGATATCATCTCCTCCTGAAGCATCAGAAGTATCGATCCCCATGATACAGTGGTTATCCTGCATATAGCGATCAACATCTTCTACATACCAACGGAAGATGTAGCTATGGATATCATCTTCCTTGGGTTTCTCTACTTTAGACAGCGATATAAGTTCAGCATCTTGCGTAGATATAGGAGATCTTTCATTACCAGCAGTCCAGACGTTGAAGTAATCACGGTTAGCATCATCACCTTCAGACTGGGTTCTTTCCATGGTTTCGATCAACCATTCATCCGAGTATCCAAGTTGTCTATGGGAGAAAGTACAGTTTACTCTGTATACTCCACGAGGATTCTTCTTACGATCGACTCTACTGTGTTTACGGACGACTTCTTCTAACTCCTCTTGAGAACCTACATCGAATAGTAATCTCTCGTCATAGACCATAGCTTCCATCAGCTGTTGATAGACATATTTGCCATCAGGATCATCTTTCTTACCAGCAGTTGTAGTGAAGATCACGCCATAAGGGGTACCATTGGCTTTAGCGATATCAATCGCAGCACCCATAGCAGGAAGTGCTGACTGGAAAGTAATAGATGCATTAGAAATAAAAGCAGCTTCGTCTATATGGAAGATCGGTGCTGTATCACCACGAGCTACTTTAAGTGCTGCTTTACGAGAAGCTTGTGCTACAAATGTTGCATACTGGTTATTCTTCTGGTTGATGGTGATCGTCTCACCATTGTTAGCATCTTTCTTGATACGCATGTCTAAGTATTCAGGAAGATAATCCAGTATCTCTTTGATGTTATCAATGGTTTTTCTTCTAAGACTATCATCTTTGGTTAAGAGGTTGATCTTGGTATTATCGCATCTGACATCCATGAGGTAGGTAGAAAGACCATTGGTGTTGAAAGACTTTCCTGTCTGACGAGGTTGTACTAGATATACCGTACAATGATTGAAGAATAGCCACCATAGTGCTATGTTAGAACGATTAGCTTTTACAGGGCGTGGGTTGAGGCCCCCTTCAGGAGGAGCTCTTAGTACTTCACGCATGTAGTACCAAGGATTGATCTTGCATTCAGCAGCTATCATCGCGATCTCACGTTCAGTGAGATTACTGGAATGGGGATCTACTTCTTTTAACATGGGGTTTACTAGTGCTAAGTGAAAAGCATTGTTCTTGATCCCCATATCCCGATAGAGTTTACCGAGTTCTAAAAAGGAAGTATTGGTAGTCTCTAGGTGGATGGTAGCTGTGGGATACTTATTCCAGTCGTTCTGGAATAAGATCATGTCATTTTGGATTGCCATGTTCCTTATCCTAAATCAATTAGTGTTCATTAGAATGACGAGGATGACGTCTATATAGACATCATACGACCC